GACGTGCCGCATCATCTACTGACAAGCCCTTGTTGACAAGGTCTACGATCTTGTTAAGGTTGTTCATGCTGTCTTTGATGCCGTACTTCTTAGCGGCGTTTACAAACTCATCACCGTTGATGTAGGCGGCTGGCTTCTTGAGGTATCCACCTTCGGCTTTCTTGACGGCTCCGCCCTTCTTCTTGCCTGTCAGCTCCTTCATGCGGCGCTGGTACTCACCAATGGCTTCGATCAGCTCGTTGTCAATCTGTTGCTTAGGCACAATCATGTTCATGCGCCCAAACTCGCTTGACTTCTTGTCAGACGGAACATCCTTCATCCAGTTCAGCGTATCTCTGTAGATCAACTGGTAGGGAGATGGATACTTTGAACGTCCAGAGGCGCCAGCTTTAGGAAAACCTGTGTCGTAGGTCTGACTGTCAGCTTCAAAGTTCCTTAGAGGCGCATTGACATCCAAAGGTACAACAGCGTAACCACTTGCGCCAGCTTCCAAGTCGCGTAGCTCAGGCAAGGACGTAGCGGCTAGTACATCTTGACCACTGTTCAACCCATAGCGCGTGGTGAACTTAGGGCCTCCAAAGATTGCGCCAATATGCCTACGGAAGTTAGGATCCATCTGAGCATGGATTTGCAAGTTCAAAGGATCGTCAAACCCCTCAAACTCAGGGTGCTTACCAAAGCCAACATCCTTAGTACGAATCTCTTCGAGCATCTCCTGATAGAGCTTAGGATCACGCAACTTCAGCTCTTCTGGACGCAAGTGTCCAAGGATTGAATTGAAGTGGTGCATGGCGTACCAGTTCGCGTCTGGTGTCATCTTGTGATAGTGAAGGTAGGGGTCTGCTTCGTACTCCTCAGCCGCCTTCTTAGCCCTTTTCATGTAGGTCTTTGCCATTTGATCGGTAGCCGCCCAAGCTGTGGGGTTGTACAGCTCCCACTCAGGGCCTGCCTGCATGTGGACAGGAGCGGACAGGGGTTGGTTATCGATGGAGATCAACATGCGGTTCCCCGGCGTCACATCCCCCTGCGCGCCGATCAGCAGAGCACCCTTCTTTTTCGCGTAATCAAACTCTTCAGGCGTCACTGGCTCCTTGATGTTCTCGTACTCAATCGGCAGAGTCTTCTCACGCTCAAACTGCTTCCTTGACTTACCTACAACGCTTTCGCTTGGGTTTGGCTTACTTGGCGTTGGTGCGGCACGAACAAACTCACCCATGACTTGGGGAGCCATGCGCTCAGCCATAGCACGTATCTCAGGCACGGAAGGGCCTCGCGACACAGGGAAACGAATAGGCACCTCAATCTTTGGGGGCTTAGCCGCCTTCAGGCTTTGCTTGATAACAACCTTGCCGCCAGCGTAGGCAGGCTCACCGTTCTTCATCTTCTGGTTGTTCAACTCCAGCATCATGGTGTCTGGGTTGTTGGAGATGGAAACCTTGCCTCCGCGCTTCATGCCTGCGGCTGGTGGTTGATTTTTTCCTGCCCTGCTCATTGCGTCAGCCGACATCTTGATGGCTTCTTCTTGAGTCACATATTTTGGTATTTCTACGCCTTGCGCTTTCAAAGCTTGCATAGCCTCGGCGCCGATTGCATCTTCAGATAGACGCAATCCAGTGTTACGCATGTCGCCAACCTGACCCCAGTTTCCACTTTTTACAAAGTCTTGCACGAATGGAAGATAGTCGTCTTTGGGTTTAGCATTGCCTTTGCCTTTGATCTGAATAATATGCTCAGGCTCGTTTTCTTTAGCCATGCGCATTGCAATGTCAGATATGTCAAGGTCTGTATATCCGTTTGGTAACTTTTTGGCTTCTTCCGTTGCCGCTGGAATATATTCTTTGACAACATCCCAACGTAGTGCGTATTTACTTGGCCTAACCTCAACTGTCACATGCGGCTCACCTCTGGCATCACGCAAACTGTAAATCTTTGTGTTGCCATCTCTAACGTCTTTACAGTAACCACCAACGCAGTGACCCATGGTGTCGCCTTCGTACTTTAGGGCGTTTTCTAACCGTGGATCACGCTGTAAAGCATCAGCTATGGCTTCTTCAGCCGTCTTAAAATAAGGTACGTTGATGTGCCCAAGGTCGTTTGGTTTACGAGGGAAAGCTTCCTTGCCGTTCTCATCCACAACTTTGTACGAGCTTGTAACGTCATCAAGTATGGCGCTGTACCCTTGTGGAAGCTCTTTTGGAGGAGCGATCTCAATCCACCTGAAGCCTTCGGGATATTCCTTGTAAGTGGGGAAGCCCTCAGTCTGCTTGATGGCGGCTTCACGCATCCTCTTAGCCATCTCTTGGTCGTACTCGTAGGTGCGGCGTACTGCCTGCTCCATGCTGACCTTGTTCAGTTGGTCAGGGCGGATACGACCAGTGGTTATGTCTTCACGAAGCACGTCAACAATGTGGTCAAAGCCTAAGTTATACGTTGACCCTGAGTACAGCCTTGTCTCTGGGTCAAGCTTGGCAACAAACGGGTTGAGTTCGCCAGCCCTCTTCTCAAACCCTTGCTCTCTTGCCATCAATTGATACAAATTTTCTTTAAGCTCTTTGTATTTTGTGTCGCCTAAGATCTCCGCCTTTTGAATCTCTGGCATGTTCAAAAGCATTTCAGCTTCTTTTGGGCTAAAGATTTTATTACCAGTGTGATCGCTCATGCGAGCAAGGAAGTCCTGATCAAGCTTTTGCTTGTAAGCGTCCACTTCAGCTCTGGCTTGTGCAACCCTTTCGGACACATCTGCCGCTTCTTGAATCTTGCCAGCTTTGGTGATCCTGATTGAATCATCGGCTAAGTTCTCCCATCGCTTGGCAAGCTCAGACTTGCCCATACCCTCAGCAGGGTAGCCCTCTGCTTTACGTGTGGCTTCCAAGTATCCTACGCGATCTAGGTCATCACGTAGCGGGGTGTGGATGATGCCCTCTTCAGCCAGCTTGCGAACTGGGTCGTCGCGAGTAGCCATTTCCTTCTTGACATAGTTCTTTAGGTTGCTGTCAATCCACTTGTTGATGGCGACATCTTTTTCCAATTGAACAAAATTGTCGGCTATGCCTCTTCTGGCGCCCTCATGAAGTTTTTCAATCTCTTCTGGTGGGTAACGCTCATGCATTTGGCGGAGCATATCGGCGGGATCATTGCCACCAGCGGTATTGCGCTTAAGCCTGCGCAGATCGTTCTCAGGTATTCCTAACTGTTCACCGCCACCGAGCCAATTGCCACCATAGGGCTTGACCACGTTGGACTGCGTGTTGGCTCCCATCGCCATGACCATCTCACGAGGTAAGCCACCACGTTCAAAGGCGCCCTTGACAACGGGCTCCATGCGACGCTCGATAGCTCTACCAGCCTGCTCTGCGCCCCTGCCTGCTGTTCTCATGGCTTGAGACGTGGCTGGGCCTGACAGGTACTGCAAAGGCAACGCCTCGGGTAGCAATGGTGGGATCTTGTACTCGGTCTCAAGCTTGTCAAGGAAGTCCATCGCATCTTGCGCATACTCATACGCCACAGGTTGCTCAGGCTTATACAGGCGGTCTTGAATGAACTTCTCAGCCTTCGCCTCACGTTCAGCCTTCGTGCCTTCAGAAAACAACTGTGTTGGTATGGCGTTGATGCCCTGCGTCATGGCTGAGCCGAGAAACCTACCAGCTTGTAAGCCACCAGCCAGCTTCTCGAGTGGGGATCTGTCAGCCTGCACTTGGCGCATAAGGTCGGCATCACGTTCAGTAATGCGCCTGTTCAGCTCTCGGTTCTCTTTTGACGGGACGCTTAGATCAACCGTTCCAAGCTTAGGGATGAACTCTTTGTAGTCTGGAAGCTCCATGGCGCGTTCGTCATACACAAACGGCATTGGTTGGGCAGGCTTGAAGTTCTTCGCCTTGATGTTCCCAACTCGTGGGTAGAACGCTGGTTTGTTTTCGTCAGCCATGGCTTATCCTGCTGAGTTGCTGTTAGCCCAATGATACCTTGGGTGTAGCGATACGTCCATCATGCTGAGTACGGGTTCTCGATCTTACGGCGTCCACTGTCAATGTAGTCCTCTTCGTCGTAGTCATCCCTTGGGGCGCCATCGATGTCCAGCCACCCAGCATCACGTAGGAACCGCAAGCCTTGGGTGCAGGCGTCCACGAAGTCGTCGTGGGTCGAGTCAGGGAAGCTACAGATCTGGGAGACGAAGCCTTCAGCCCAGTCCTTGACGTAGCCCTTCCTGACCGAGCTCTCAGGAATCCAGACACGCCCAGCGGCGATGATGTTCGACACAATGTTCAGGCGCTGGATCTTGTCAGCTCTGCCGGGGTTATACGCACGAACAGGCAAGTGCCCACGTTGCAAGTCTTGTATAAGAGCTATGCCTGCGGACTTGTCTTCCACGAGGATCAGGTCTACCCGCTTCTTGTCCTTGCCCTCGCCGTAGACCACGTCGTACTCCTCGATCACCTTGGGGCGCAGGTCTGGGTATTGCAGGCGGTCTTGCCAGCAGTCGATCACCATCGCGGACATAGGGCCGTCCAGCGGTTTAAACACACCAAACGTGACGGAGGCTGTCGGATCGTTGACAGTCTTCTCTGAGCTGGCGCAATCGTAGCTTTGCAGGATGTACTCGAACTTGGGGAACGCCTTGTTGGGCGCCCATAGCTTAAACATCTCGCGCTTGACGATCCCTGACTCCTCGGGGTCTATGAGCTCCGCGTGGATTTCCTGCCTCCCTATGCGGGTATTTTCAAAGGCGAGAATCTGCTTCTGGAAGCTAGGAGCGAGGTTAGCTAGGTTGACGTAGGTAGATGCCGTCGTCATGGCTACGTCGTCTCCTTCACGCCCTACGAGCTCCACAATGAGGTCTTTGGGACGTGGGGTAGTCGTGGCAATGATTTGGGTTCTGCCGTCTTCCTTCTTTAAGCGGACGGCAAACTGTATGTTGTACCAAGCTTCGTCGAGGTAGTCCCAAGCCGCTAGCTCGTCCAACCATGCGCCATGGTACTGACCACCACGGAAGCGATCAGGCTCGCTGGCGCTGATCCCTTTAATCAGGCTACCGTTGATCAGGACGATCTCGTGCAAAGCTTTGTTGTAGTCCTTAATTAGAACTGGCGGGATAACGGCGATCAGCCCAGATTCACCTTCAAAACAGGTCGCCCTGACGTCCATAGAAGTTGGAGCTGAGACGAGCCAACGAGTCTTTGGGTTCTCCCATGCCCACCACCAGAGTTGCTCCGCGGCAGTGCGAGTTTTACCCGCCCCCCTGCCTGCGAGCATGAGCCATATTCCCCATTGCTTGTCCCCACCCCAAGGCTCACCCTCTGGTGGCTTCTGGTGATCAAACGCGCCTGTAAGCCATTCTGAGCGCTTTGCTACAGCTATGCGCCAATAAGGGCTTGCCTTCTGCTGGACTTCCTTTAACAGTTCTGCTGTGATCAGATTAGCTTCAGCATCACTGATGATTCGATCTTCGCTCATCAGTTGATCCGAGACATCTCAAGGCGCTTGAGAGCGACGTCCATCATCTTCTTGACATCCACATCAATAACCATTGGATCGAACTCTTGTTCTGCCTGCTTCTGCTCACCGTACTTCTTAGGCGCCATGCGAGCGGCTGTCCACTTGCGGGTATCGACTCGAAGCTTCATCCACGCAACATAGGACGAGTCGAACTTGACCTCAATCACTTCACCATCCTTGCCGACGACGTGGGCTAGATCAGGGTGTTGGTCAACGATGTCAATCAATTCATCGAACTGCGTCTCAGCCTGCAATTCACGCGCACGTGCGTATTTGTCGCAAAAGACTTGATCGGACACCAACCAACGGAACACCGTCGCCTTGTCTGGCATCTTCTCATCCTTACATATTTTGTTCAGGCTCTCCCCTTCTGCTATACGTAAACAGATAGTGTTGACTAGCTCATCTGAGTAGATTGAAGGTCTGCCTATTTTGGCAACCTCTTTTGTTTGCGGCTCACCTGTCACATCGGCGACTGTGTCGCTGGAAAGATCTTTTGGTTTCTTTGCCATCACTGAACTCCTTTAACGCAAAGTTTAACGGATCTTTGTGTTTGTATGCAATCAGTCCTTCAATCCCCTCATGATCCTTCTATCCATGTCCTTGATGGTGAGCTTGTATTCTTTGTTGAGGCTTTCCAGTTTTGCGGCTTTTACGGTCACATGCTTGAGCTTTGATTCCAGCTCCTGTACCTTAACCTGAAGCTCTGTGATGGCTTTGTTTGCCAGCTCAGGGTTTTGTTCTATCCACTCTGGCGCCCAAATCTCTTCGGTCATCGCTTCATGCTCCGTATGTATGCCGCGAAGCTGTCCATGGTGTCCTTCTCGAAGGCTTTGAAGTTGTCCACCTCTTTTGCCACCTCCTCGAGTGTGTCGTTACGGATCTTGTTTGTGATGGGATCGAGCTGGCGTTGGATCATCTGCCTTTTGCGCCAGCCTAACGCCCTCTCCCAAATGTTTAGTTCTGCTTCGCTCATGTGTTTTTCTCCTTGAGCCACTCTTGAATACGCTGAAACGCAACCAAATAGTTGCCATCTTCGGCAAGTTGGCAAGCCTTTAAAAACTCTTCATCCGTCAACCCCTTCCAAGAGCGTACGTAATCCTGTACGTCGTCATCATCCATTGTTTTTCTCCAGCAGTGCGTTTTCAATCTTCTTTGCCCACTCGAGCACCATGATCATGTTCCAGTTGGAGCTCTCAGCAGTTACACCTAAAGCTTTCTGAATCTCTTCGTCAGTAAGGCTTTCCCATTCAGGTTTGTCAGTGCTTTGCTCTACCATGTCGTAGACACCAGCCAAGCATGTAGGACAGAAGTTAGCAGGGATCACACCGATCAACCCCTCAGTTCCACCCTCGTCCTCAGTAAAGTCAACTCTACACACAGAGCATTCAATCGCGTTCATTACTCATCCCTTCAGGTCTTGGGCAGTCAGTTGGGGGGATGCAGGCACACCAGACAGCTTTGTATTGCCCCCTTGGTGCTACTTCCCATCGATCTATGTACACGTCTGGCATGTTCTTCAGAACCTTCCTGACGTTGGTCTTTGGTCTGTTAAGCAAGTCTGATAACTCCTCTAAGGTCATGCCGTCAGGTATTCCACGGAGCGCAACACGTACGCTCTTGATCACAGCCATGGTCATGGAGCCCCTTTATCGGGCGTTTGAGCCGTTTTCTGGTCGCGTTGAGGGTCAAGGTGCTTGAGGAGCTGTTCGAGGTTTATAGGGGCTATTTTCTCGAGGCGCTCAATTTCGTTCAAAACGCAGTCAACCCCTGCGTTGAACCCTTTGATGTAGTCGCTCATTTTGGTCTCGCTCATACTGGGTTGTTGGTTAAGATTTTTTTCAGGTTGACCATCAACTGCTCAGCTTCGGCGCGAGTCAGCGGGACGCTCATCATTGAGCGGCGACCTTGCAGGCACAGCCATACGCCCTCGTCGTATTGGTCGGCACTGACGCGAATTTCTGCCTCGGTGTTGATTGATGTTTCGATTTCGTTTGTCATGATTTAACCGTTCCAATATTCGTTGAATGAAAGGGGTTGTGCAAAAGAGTTCCATGCGTCAAGGCTGGGGAAGACGGCATAAATGTCCATCCAGTTGGTTGTCTGTCCAATCTCCAGAACGCGACCGTCAGCCAGTTGGAAGCATTTGCTTCTGTTGTCCCACACACGGTTGCCAATGATTGGCTGTGCGCCAGTCATGTCAGGGCGAGACAGGGGTTTCTCTGGCTTAACCAAGTTAGGGTGCTTAGCTTGCCAGTCAGCTAAATAAGATTCGTATGCGTTGCTCATAATTTTCCTTCAAGTAACCGCCTTGTTGGCGTGAATGAATTGTAACATGGAATTAAAAGGTGATGTCAACACCTTTTTGAAAATAAATTAAATTATTTTTGGGCGCTGAATAACGGTTTGTTTGATGCCGTTGTAAACGGTGTGCTCTTTGACGCTGGCCTTGATGGTGCAAGTAGCACCCTTGGCGCCAATGTCAGTCTTACCTTTGTAGGTGACGGCGTTGCCGTTCTCGTCACGAGCAATGGTGATGTAGTTGTCACCGTAGAACTCAGAGCGCAAAACAATGATGTGCTCCACAGTGATGGTCAATGTAACCTTGTCGCCCACAGCGCCGATGTGCTGGCTGTTGGCACGAGCGGCTTCTTGGCGGTCGATCACAGCAAAGCAGGACTCTACAGCCTCAACTTGGCGCTCGGACAGCTTGCCCCAATGGGCGAGGTTAGCAATAGAGCTGAGCAGGAAGGTGTTTGTGCCCTTGTAAGCCTCTAAACGGGCCACCAAGGCGCTGTTTGCTTCGCGCCATGCTTGGGTAGCCACAAGGCGCTCTGCGTCGCGTTTGGCGCGTTCTGCTTCAATTTGAGCCTTACGTGTCTCAAGGCGCTTAGCTACGCCAGCTTGGCGACGTGCGCGTGTGTGCTCGGCACGGACTTCCAAAAAGCGATCAATGCCCCAGCCAGTCTTGGCAACGCAGTCGCAACCAACCTTGAACTGCTTGGCGCCAGCGATGGAGCCCTTAATCCAGAACTCCCAACGAATGCCAGTACCGCAGTAGTCGCATACACCGCCAGCCTTGGTAGTGCCGTCGCCGTTGTCCCAGACATTTTCGCTCACGCCTGTGCATGAGAAGGGAGCCTTGCCGAGACCTGCTTTTTCGAATGGGTGAGTCATGATGTTTGCCTTTCAAGTAACCTGCTCTGTTGCAGTGATTGGAATTGTAACACCAAATTAAAACGGATTAGGCATTAGGACTTTCCCTAATGTCTTTGAGCACCATGCCGTACTCGTTGTTGCCTTCTGAAATGACCACGTCGTCCCTGCGGATCAGTTGGTTGCGCTTAAATGGCGTGTAGTCCACGTGGTGATGCCAGCGGTTGAAGCGCCAGACCACCTCAGCTACGTCAGGGTGCAGGCGCTCAATCATCTGAGACTTGGGCAAGGTTCCTTCCTTGGCGTAGAACTCGTCAGTGTTGCCACCCTTCATGGTCTGCGTGGTGGCCTTCTCTTGCAGGAATGCATTGAACTGCACGGTGCATTGCCCAGCCTTCAGGACTCGCAGGGAGAGGTCTGTGTCCTCGTTGTAGCGGCCCCTCCAGCGCATTGACAGGCTGTTGTCGATCAGCAGGCAGGAGTAGATGCGGGTGTTCACTACGAACGCAGGCAGGGGCTCCTTGGCCTTGGCAAAGAAGTCGTAGTTGAAGCCAGCGATGGCGACGTTGTGGTAGCGGTCAACGAAGTCCTCAGCGGCGCGGAAGATGGCGCCTGATGTCACCTTGACCATGAGGTTACGGTTGAGCCTGTTGAAGCTGGCAATGTTGTCGTCCATGACCCAGTGGCGGGTGGCGCCCATGCAGAGGCTGTGCTCCCAGCAGAAGTTCCGTGCGCCCCCGGGGCCCTTTCCCAGAGCCTCCCCCACGTCGTCGCAGGTGTCGTACTCTTGCAGATACTTCTCTGGCAAAACCAGCACCTTCTGCGGATCAATGACCGCGGCGTACTGGTCACGCTCCTGCGCCTCCACCACGATGTAGTAGGGCACGTTGATGCGCTCCAACGCCTTGCTTGTCAGGCGCGTCTCCCACCGCCCTTTGGACACAATGTAGATAGGGTACTTAGGATTCATCAACCCACCTTAAATGCGACGCTCTACGAGGCTCAGCATATGGGAACCAGAGCGCCTTTTGTTTGGGCGTGATCACCTGCTCCATGAGCTTGGCAAACTCCTGCACATCCTCCTCGCACCTGAAGCGAAGGTTCAGCACTCGATAGGGCATGAGATCCTCTTGAAAGAACTCTGGCATACCCTGCCATTCTTTACGCCAATCAAACTCTTCATAACCAAACAAGTCAGCCATAAAATGTCCTGCTTATGAATTCACAACAGACGCTATGACTTTTTTAGCGTCGGCAAAGTAGTCAGTGTATGAAGGCATCTTCTGTGCAATCAACACACCAATGTCAGAAGTTCTAACTGGCTCGAACTTCCAGATCTGCGATGGTGTGCCGCGCTTCTTCTCGCTTTGCGCCCACCCTTCTTTGGTGACACGCAGGAAGCCAACGGTCTTGCCATCGACCTGCACCCTGCGCTGGCTACCCCCGGGGAACTGCCCCTTGTCCCCTATCGTGTGGTCAGTGTCAAACCAATAGGCTTGGTATTTAATTTTCTTCATGATGTTTCCTAATGGGGGCTTTCGCCCCCTTAATTTTAAAAATGTGGATTACGTTGTTCAATGTGACCTTCGACCATTGACCATGTGCCGTTAGCCAACCAGCAACCTGTATTGCGACGACGGTAGAAGGTCTTGCCTGTAGTCGTGGTGATTTTCTTCATGGTCTTGCTGATGGACTTGATGTGACCACATGGGTAGTAGTCGCCATTGAAGCAGTAAGAGACTGGAGCCAAGTGCTGGGGAGCCTTGATCACGTCGTAACGTGGTGAGCAGTATGCGCCTGAGTCTGTAGCGATGTAATCCACGCCCTCGAAGCGGCTGGCGGCTTCTGCCACCTCTTGAGCCTGCTCGAATGTTTTGAAGTCATTGCGTGATACCCAGCCGTCTGTGTGCTGTGTCTTGTCGCTGATCTCCACAACGATGATGTGGACTGGAGCGTGTGGGTTAGGTTGTGTTTTAAAGAAGTTCATTTTGGTCTTTCAAGTAATTTATTTTGCTGGTGTTACGCGAATGTCAGCACGGCCTTCTTTGCGGAAGGTAGCCAATACATCATCGGTGATGCCATAGGACACGCAGAGTTTTTTGTAGTCAACAGTGCCTGAGACTTCGATAAGCTTGACAGTCACGCTGTGCAACTCACCTTTGTGCTCGCCTTCGCCATACTTGTTGGCGATAGCTTCTTTCATTGCTTTGACTTGATCAGCCAATGCTTTGGCTTGTTGGTCGAGCACGTAGAGTGCGTCGATGTCAGAAGTGATTGTGGAGATCAGAGCTTCTGTTTGGATCAATGTTGCTGTAGTCATGATGTTTGTCTTTCAGGTAACCTGCTTATTGCAGTGACGCTATCTTAACACGAAGTTAAAACGGTTTAGAAGTCTTTTAATAAATATTTTTATTAGGACAAACCCTAACGTTTAATCAATAGCTCCATCACCCTCTGCACGGTGACGTTTAGCGCATCGATCTCCTCCATCTTGGCTATCGCCCACGCCCTGCGCTCCCCGTGCCAACCCATCTTGCTCCCTTGGTGGCAGGACTTGCACAGGGCTATGACGGTGTATTGGCGGTGCTGTTTGACGTGGTGGGCGTCGCTTGGGCCCTCTTGGTCGCACACAGAGCAGGGGAGCTCCTTCACCAGACCGACGTAGGCTTTTTCTTTTGCGGTAAGGGTGTTGTTCATGGCTGAATGCGTCCAAGTGCTTTTGAGACCTTCCACCAAATGTCGATGAGGTCTTTCATTTCCTTTTTGGTAACGCCACGTTTGTAAAACTCCTCAAGCAAAGCAAAGGCTTGTTCTGAAGTCATGGGGTTTTTGATGGGCTGTCTCATAGTGTTGCCTTCTCAACGTGGCGGTTAGAAGCCTCCATAGAGCGCCACACAGCGATTCTTTCCTGACAGGCTATGAGGAGCCACCGAAGGCGTTCGCGCTCCTGTACGGCTTGTCTGAGGGCTTCTAGGTGTGCTTTGTAGCGTGGGGAGGCGTAGGCTTCGCGTTCCTGCATGGCGGCGGTCTTGTACTCACCGTTGCCGTAGGCTTCAGCGTTCTTCATCTCTTCGGCTTTGATGGTCTTCCTCAGCTCCTCCATAAACACCTTGTTCGCCTCTGCCTCTGCGTACTTGGCAGAGTGGGCGATCATAAAATCTACAGCATCGTTCGGGTCTATAAGTTTTTCGCTCATGCTTGCTCCTTGATTTCAACGATAAGTTTCCCCGGCTTCTTTCCCTCCACCCTGTAAATCAGGATTGGCTGGAACAGTTGGTCATTCACGAACAGCGCGTCAGCGAGTCCGTCCAAGGCGCCCTTAGCGGCGGCTAGGCAGTTGTCTGCATCACGCTTACGCTTGTCTGGCATCTCGAATGTGATTGTTAGCTTGATGTTCCCACCCTTGTGCTTCCAGCCCTTGAGCTGGTGCTTGGCTAACCACGTACTGCTGTCACGGTAGTCTGAGCGAAGCTTATACAGCTTTCCCCAATGCGTACCCTTGGCGCGGTTAGGAAACAGCTCCGCTGGTGGGAAGTCGAGCTCGACGCGAATCACGCTCTTCTTGCATTCGTCGCACAAGGTCGTCACAGGCTGGTTGCCCTCTTCGTTTTGCAATGTCATTCTTTACTCCTTGCCACCATAATTGCGCGTTGCCTGAGCCTCGCTCGATAGCCTTCTTCTCGTATCGGCTCATCCACTCCCTTGCTTCGCACTGTCTCATGTGTTCCAAGGTCTCCTGTGAGATAGAGACATTCGATGGCGCAAGCCTCGGTATAGGCATGACCATACCCTTCGCGGATTTCGTCGAGGATTTTTTGGGCGTCATGTTTTGTCATCCTTGTCCTTTTAGTTCACGATCAGCAACGTAATCATGGACGATAAGCCCGTTTTCAATGCTACCTACCCACATCTCAGGTATCCAAGTAAAACCGCCAGCACTCAAACGCCTCATGTGGGCGCGTCGCTTATGGCGAGCTGGGCTTGCATGTGTGCCACCCTTGTGCGGTTGCTTAACTTGTGCGTCTGGCTTTAATTCAATCGTGTTCCACGAATACACCAGCGGTTGGTGCTTTGCCCTGCGCTTGCGATTGATGAACTCCATCCCTTTAGCCGTGTGCGCTGTGACTACCTGCTCAGTGGTATGCGCACGTAAGTTAATCAAACAGGCGTAATTCACGGCGCTAATGCAAGCGTCTTCGTAAAGTTTCATAGCATCAAGCTCCGTCATGCCGCCGCGCTTTGATGCCTCCATAAGTTTTTGATGGATCACAACATTTGTTCCATCTTCATCATTTTCAGCGCCAACAACACGAACCCGCTTTTCCGTAACTATTGCTAACGGAGTTTCAAACCCGTCGTTTGTCCACAGCATAACGGCGGCTCCCTCGTATCCACCAAACTTGATGTATTTGTCATAGGTAAAAGCAATGTCAGGCCATGCTGGTTGTATGACCGCCATGTGATCAGATGGGGTCAGAAACTGGTCAAGGTGCATCATCTGATTGCCCCAACCATATTGTCGTCCAACGCTTTTAAGTTCTTCATCAGCATGATCACCAAGTTCTGAAAAATCAAACCATGTGTAGTCTGCGGCGTCAAACCCAACCTTTGATGCTAAATCTGCAACTTTGGGATTCATGATTGCTCCTTCAAGCGCGCTACCTTGACTTGGATGTGACCCTCGCCCATGTGGTACATCAGGCGGTGCAGGAACTCATCCGTGATGTGCTTTGTGTTGATCTCAATGGTCGCTTCTTTGTACAACAAAATTCCATCGCTGATGCACTTAGGGTTCTCGTAGACGATCTTGTGTTCGTAAGCGCTGAATGTTGGGATGGTCATACTTGTCCCCTTGCTCGGATGGCTTCTGCCAATCCCTGTACATCATAGTCAGGCCATCTATCTGCCACCTTTGCACACGCCTCACGCTCGGCTAGTACTGCGGATTTAACCTCCTGCTTCATGCGCTCCAACTCTTCCGACATATCCTGCCGATTCATAGACATCACTTTCATGGTGTCAATCATGCTTTGAATGTGGTAGTTCAGAGTTCGAATTTCGTTTTCTAAAAATTCTTCTCGAGTAGCGTACGTGCCAAGTTTTCTTGTGCTCATGATTTCCTCTTTGCCAGTCCAGCACGGATAGCCAGCTCGTTGCGCAGGCGGTACTCGTACTTTGTTTTGCGGATCTTCTCGTGCTCTGTCGGTTGGAGATCAGGGTCATTGTCAAACAGGGCGGCAAACTCTTGCCACTTTGGTGGGTAACCCCCTGAATTGGCGCCCCAAGAGATCATGTCAATCTTCATGACTTCGTTGATCGCAACTCGGATGCTCTCAGCATCTCGCAGGGCTTCTGTGACGCGAGGCCATAGATCCGAGGTAGCCTGATGGTGGTAGGCACAGACCCAGTTGCCACCAGTGGAGATGCCACCAGCCATGGGACATCCGTTGGCAAAGCAGTTGTGGCTGTTTGGGCCATCATGACCTTCAGTCTCGGAAGAGTCGTGGTATTTTCGTTTGGCAGTGTTGTAGCTCATTTTTTGTCCTCATGGTAGGCGCCTTCGATGATGCGCGGGAATTTGCTTGCGTTGAACAGGAAGTCGATGTCAGCTTTCCAGTCTTTGGCTTTGCCTGTCAAAAACTTGGAATCCTTGACCATCTTGAAAAACCATTGAAAGAACTCAAGACCTTGCTGACGATCCATCTTCTCTGTGGTCACCACCTCACGCCATCTGGCGGCTATAGCCCTCTTGCGAGAATCGTTGACAACAGAGACTGCTGGCAACATGGGAAGCATGGTGTTGTACATCTCCACAATTTCAGCAACTGGACATGCAGGGGCTGACTTTGGCTTGCCAAGGTCAGGAGTAGCGTTAGCTACTTTAGATTGGTTATTGGTTAATAGTTCTTGGTTATTAGTTGCCTTAGCGCTGGGTTCCGAGTCGGATCCCACTGGGTTACCCACTGGGTTCTTTCTACGACCACCCAATTTGCCATTAGCCCTGTTCTTCTCTGCCATGGCGTGATAGTGCTCAATAACTTCTTGACAACGAGAATGAAACCATCCGTCATCATGTTTGACAAACATGTCAGTCAGAACCGCGTTAACCGTTTTGGCATCGACTCGCAAACGTCTGGCAACCCACTGGGTATCCAATGGGATCTTTTGTTCGGTGTCGTAGTACATGTCGAGAAGCCTGCGATAAGCAAGATCCTCGTCGTTTGAAAGATGAGCTGTGGCGGCTCTGTAGTCGCCGATGCTGAATTGATAGTAGTGCATACCGATCCCAATAACACATCCCAAAAAGAAACAGCGGCAGGCGGGGATGGAACGCTTTTCGGAACGGGTAATTAGTCCGTCCTAGCCGTGCTTCAAACTTTACACGAAAAACAAATCTGGACGCAAGTCTTTTCTTGTGACCAAACCTTGTGTTGCTTTTTCAATCTTAACCGCCAACGCGGCTGATGCTGTTCTACGCTCGTGAATGAGCAGAGACATCCATGTCAGGCTGATGCCTAGATACTCTGCCATCTCACCTCTTGCGCCCAACGGCTCCGTCGAAAAATACTCTTGCAATGTCATCATTGTTCTTCCTTGGCGGCAAGTATACATTAACTTTGAATTAAAAGTAACCCCACGTTTCACTCGGGAATGTATTGTGTTTGTTTTTAACTAAGTGTTAGAATGCTTGCACGTCGATACGACGGTTAAGGAGAATCAATTGGATAAACAACTTCCCTACACGACCAAGTCTGGTCTTCAAATTGGGTGCAACTACACCCCTCCCCAACGCAATTACATGAGTGCTGATGCAGAGCTTCTGCAAATGGCATTGCTTGGCATTGAGCCTGAGTTCTCTCAGCGCCGAATTGCTGGCTGGGTTGCCTATGCCCTCTTCCTGATTGCGCTGTACGCAGTGCTGATTGTGTGGGAGGTTTGACATGAACCGCGATGAAATTTTAAAACTTGCCGAGAAGGCTGAGTTGATAAGCCTTGACCCAACAAAAAACGTATGGCAAAAAAAAGTGGAAGAGGAGATTCAAGACCAATGCTTTCATTTTGCTGAGTTGTTGTTTGCTAATTGGGACAACGAAACTAAACCAGCAAAGGTTTCGCCGTTGGAGTTTGTGACCATCACAATGGAAAAAGAACATTTGATTGGTCGTCCAATTATTTGGGCTGAATGGCCTAACAAGGAGCAAGCATGACCGACAAAGAATTCCGCACCATGCGCATCAACGTGATCCTGTTTGCTATTGGCGCCGTGATCTTAGCCCTCGACCTTTTTATTTGGAGACCATGATGACCCACAAAACGATGGCTGAACTTGAAGCCGAAAGCCCTGAAGGCTTTATCAACCCTAAGCGTACGCCCCAAGAGTGGGCAGAGCTTGAAGAGCGCAACAAGGCTGTACGTGAGCATGATCGCCTGCATACAGCTATTGAGCCTGAAGAGCCAGAAGGGGAAGACGAATGAACTTGCAAGACGTCATCTGGCTGGACACCAGCAAAGGTCGCATCGGCATCCTGATGGTGCTTGATTGGCACACAGAACAGCTTCACTACTACCTTGGCATTGCTGATGGTATGAACACCAACATTGACATCAACCACATCTACAACGGAGGCGTAAAGCTTCCTGACCACGTAGGCATGGCTTTGTTCTTTGGAGGCTCAGAGTGATCACCATGGCAACAAATCAAGAGTACGAACAATGGAAAAACGACCCTGTTGCACAACAGGAATACGAAAAATATTTACTTGAGGAAGCATACAAAACCAGCCCAAAAATTAAAGAATTTATTGACAGTTTTACAAAACAATTTGACCAAATATTTAAGGAAAAAACATGAGCTTTATCGTAGAAAACACAGCGCCAGCAGGCGACTTCAAACCCGTACCCGCAGGTCTTCACCTTGCACGTTGCTATCGCATCATTGACTTAGGAACCCAGCGTTCTGAGTACGAAGGTCAAGAGAAGCACCAACGCAAGATCATGCTTGGTTGGGAGCTCCACGGCAAAGATGACGAAGGCGAAGAGCTTGTCACTGAGCGTGGTGATCCCCTAGCGATCTTCAAGAACTACACGCTGAGTTGGTCAGAGAAGGCTAACCTTCGGATTGACCTACAGAATTGGCGCAACAAGCCCTTCACAGACGCAGAGATGCGCCGCTTTGACATCCAAACCATCTTGGGTGCGTGGTGCATGTTGACGGTCATCCCACGCCCCGGCAAGAACGGCAAGATGTACTCCAACGTCAAGGGCGTCGCTCCTGTTCCTTCGGTCATCAAGTCCGCTGGTCTACCCCCAGCCATCAACCCTAACCAAGTGTTCCGCATAGCTGAGCCTGACTACGAGTTGTTTGAGACTTTCGGTAAGGGGCTCAAGGCGATGATTGAGGAGTCACCTGAGTGGCAGGCTCTCCAAGGCAAGAAACCCGCTCCAAAGCCCGTTAAAGCCCCTTCTAGCGGCTTTGACGACATGGAAGACGACCTTCCCTTCTGATCATGGACAACCAAACGCTTGATTTGCTGGCGGGTGTACGCCTTCGGGACGTTGGAGTTCAGAAGGTGTACGACCATAACAAAACGTGGGTTGATAAAGCTCGCAGTACTGCCAAAGCGCTTGCCGCTTTGAATGGTTCGGTATCAATCGATGAGGTTCTATCAATGTGCAGTCGCCCAGAGGCTGTGCATCCAAACGCAACAGGCTCGATCTTTCGTGAGAATGTTTGGGAAAAGATTGGCTACAAACAGTCTGCTAACCCATCCGCTCATGCAAGGGTTGTTGGAATTTATAAACTTAAGGGGACTCAATGAGCATTACCGTAAGAGCAAGCGAGAGCTCGCATTGGTACACCAGAGAAGGTGCACCAAAGTACACCGTGGAAGCCAAGAACGGCAACCCACGCAACACGACACTAGCGGATGCGCGCAAGCTGAACCTAGTACCGTCGGTCACGACGATCATTGGCTGTGCCGCAAAGCCGGGGCTCGAGGCGTGGAAGCTCAACCAAATGATGCTCGCCTCCATGACCCTCCCAAGGGCGCCAGACGAGGCTGAAGACCTCTACGTCCAACGAGTCATCAAGGACTCACGCGAACACGCTCGTGCCGCCGCTCAAAGGGGTACAGAGGTACACACAGCGCTTGAGCAGTGGTACGAAGGCGTGATGGTCTCCCCAATGATCGAGTATCAAATGGGCGTAGGTGAAGAGGTCAAGAAGCTGTTTGGTGAGCCTACGTGGGTGTCTGAGAAGTCATTCGCCTGCGAGCTTGGGTTTGGTGGAAAGCTAGACCTGTGCACGTTTGACGGAGACGGAATCGTGATCGACTTCAAGACGAAGGAGTTCACAGACCCAGCCAAAGTGGAAGCGTATG